ACAAAGTCATCAGATATTTCTCAAATACATACGATTGCATCAGGTAATTTGGTATCTGGAAGCAGCACAGCCAACACTGCTATAGCGCAAACACAAAGCCTGTCTGCTAACAGTTTGGAATCTTTTGCCACAGTCACAAATGCCTCACTGGTAGAAGAAGGCCCTGACGCAATAATCTCAGAGTATATTGAATCTGTAAGCACTACTTCAGAAACAGTGCTATCACAAGTTCACTCACTTGCAGCAATTAGCTTGGATTCTGACTCAAAGCTTACAGAACCAACTTTGATGGATAAGGATTATCTGTTAGCGTATGGCGTAGATTCCCGGAGCAAAATATCAATACCAGCATTAGTACAGATTCAATCTTTGCAGTCTCAAATAATAGTGTGCAATCCGGTTACCAGCAACGGTGTGTTGGAACAGATTCACAGACTGACATCAGACAGCATTGAATCAGTTTCCACAGCAGGTAAAATATGGCGAGTAGATATTTTAGCAAATTTAAATATTAGTAAAAAAATAAACCATACTCTGTATCAAAGCAGAAAAGTAAGTTCCACTTTGAACTTGGACTAAAAAATGAGAGAAGAAAGCTTACAAGTCGGTGCAGTCGGTGCAGAGATAGAGGTATTGATAGTAGAATTTGACAATGAAACCAATGAAGATGCACCTGTAGATCTTTCTTCTGCCACAAATCTAGTAATAGAACTAAAGCGTCCAGACAACACTACAGTATCAAGAACTGGTATTCTTTCTACTAACGGAATTGATGGTAAAATGTATATGCTCACTATTGATGGTGACATCAATATAGACGGAACATACTATATTCAAGGCAAGGTTGTTTTAGCTGGCTGGAACGGATATTCATCTATTGGCAAATTCGAAGTAAATGATAATTTATAGGGCTCAGTAATGAATGACGAACCTAAAAAGTTGAGCAAACAAGATCTTTTGAGAGCATTCAAAACTGATGTTGACGCTGCTAACAATTTGCGTCTGGAGATTGTAGCCAACATTGAAAAATGGAGGCAGGAATACAACGGTGAGCCTTATGGCAATGAGCAGAAAGGTAAATCAAGCCTGGTTTCCAGGGATATTAAACGCCAAGACGAGTGGCAACACTCAAGCGTAAAAGATCCTTTTGTATCTACTGCAGACATTATTAAATGTAATCCGGTAACACACGAAGATCGTGCAGCTGCTGAACAAAATCAAATTATCTTGAATAACCAGTTTGCTCGGCAGTTCCCTAGATACCAGTTTATAACCGACGTAATAAAGCTCTATTACTCGGAAGGCACAGTCGTAGTCAAAACAGGGTGGAACTACGAAGACGAAAAAGAAAACGTCTCAGTGCCGATTATGGGTTTAGTAAACGGTATGCCTGAGCAAGTGGGAGAACAAGAAGTAGAACAGATTAATATTCTGGTTAACCAACCAGATGCAACAATCTGTCGTATGGAAGATGTCTATATTGACCCAACATGCTTTGGAGATATTAACAAAGCAAATTTTGTCTGCCATCGTTACGAATCTGACATGAGCACGCTCCGTAAAACTGGCAAATACAAAAATCTAAAAAAAGTAGCTTTCTCCCTGCTTGACGGTGAAAGTCCTGATTATGACTCTGAAGATGAAACAGAATTTAAATTTCAGGACGTTGCCAGAAAAAAAGTTTTGGTTTACGAATATTGGGGTGTTTACGATATTAACAACACCGGTATTGCTGAGCCCATTGTAGCTACTTGGATTGGAGATACGCTTATTCAGCTGGAATCAAATCCAATGCCAGGACAAGGATTGCCTTTTTTACTTCTTAAAAATAATCCAACACCTTTCAAGATTCATGGCGAAGCCAGTGTAGAGCTTATCAGCGACAATCAAAAGATCACTACGGCTATTAAGCGCGGAATCTTGGATAACATGGCCGGTTCCAACAATGCTCAAAAAGGTGTTCGTAAAGGCGCTCTTGATACACGAAACATGAAGCGATTTTTGAACGGCAGCAACTTTGAGTATAACGGCAACGGTAATGACTTTTTTGAAGGTAATTACAACCAAATACCCAACAGCGTGTTCAGCGTTCTTGAAATGACCAACAATGAGTCTGAGAGCATGTTGGGCGTTAAAGCTTTCAGTAGCGGCATCAGTGGAGCTGGTTTAGGAAACACCGCCAGAGCAGCTGGTGGAGTATTAGATGCAGTATCCGTCAGACGTTTGGACATTGTTAGAAACATTGCTGAAAACATGATCAAGCCGCTAATGCGGAAATGGATGCAGTACAACTCTGAGTTTTTGAAAGAAGAAGAAATTGTTCGGATGACAAATGACGAATTTGTACCGATCAAACGTGATGACCTCAAAGGCTTGGTAGATATTGAAATTGAAGTAAGCACTGCTGAAGATAACTCCGCTAAAGGAGAAAAGCTTTCATTTTTACTTCAGACATTAGGACAAGGCATGGATGTAGGCATGAAAAATTTGCTTATGTCACAAATTGCCAAACTTCATAAAATGCCTGATCTGGCTAAACAAATTGAAGAGTATCAACCTCAGCCTGATCCATATATTGAAAAGATGAAAGAACTAGAAATGCAAAAGCTTATTTCTGAAATCGAAGAGCGTAATTCAAGAGCTAAAGAAAACGCTGTAGATATTCAAGTTAAATCAGCTAAAGCACTTCTTGATCAAGCTAAAGCTGGAAACATTCAATCTGATACAGACCTTAAAGATTTGGATTTCACACGCACGGCTGAAGGAGGTAAATTCCAAGAAGAAATGCAGAAAAAAGATCATGACCGTAGCAGTAGTTTATTAGAAAAAGAATCTGATCGCGCTTCTAAGAGAGAAGTAGAATATGCAAAACAGTTGACCAAGCAGTAATCATTGCTATAACATCAGATTTAATTAAAAATTTACTTACATTAAAACTAACAGGACTCATAAATGAGTAACCAAAACGAAAACGTAGAACTAGAAACAACTGAAATTGAACATTATGTTGATATGGGACAAGCTCTTGATCGTTTAAGAGATAACCCAGACTTTAAAAAAGTTATTATCGAAGGTTACTTTAGAGACAAAGCTGCAGACTCTGTAAGTCTTTTATCTATGCCGGTAATTAAAAAGCGTGGTGAGCGTAGTGACATCATGGAAGATTTGGTTGCTATTAGTAATCTTCAATTCTTCTTTATGACCATTGATCAGATGCACCAAGCTGCAGCAGATCCTGTACTCAGTGATGAAGAAGAAGCTGAACTTGCTGCTAAAGAAGAATCTGAAGGCGGGGTTCACTAATGGCTAGTCAAAACGTTACTGAAGAAGACGTATTTAACGACGATAAAGATCCAATTGAAGCTATTTACAAAATCCGTCGTGATTCTGAAGAAAGCACAGAAGAGAATTTGGATAATCTTCAGGAAGGCATTCGGGAAAATGAGGTAGAAAATTCTTCAGATAATGAATTGACTGACGAAATTCCCGAACCAGGTGAGACTGAAAAAAAAGAACAGAACGAAGAAGACGAAGAAGCAGAATCGGAAAATGCCAAGAAAAGCGACGACGGTGCTTCAGAAGATAAAAAAGTTTTCGATGACAACGGAAACGAACTAGATCCGGAAGATGATGATGATAGTGATGGTGATAAAGATCCGGATGTAGAATCAGAAGATAAAGCCAGTAAAGCAAAAGTACGAAAGTACACTGCTGACGGTAAAGAATACGAATTTACTGAAGACGAGATTTTCGATCAGTTCGGAACCGTATTCGGTAAAGCGATGAACTACACTCAGAAAATGCAGAAAATCGCTCCATACCGGAAAATGATTTCTGCAATGGAAGAGGAAGGCATTACCGAAAGCCAGTTCAATACTGCGATTGATGCTTTAAAAGGCAACAAAGACGCAATTCAGAACTTAATGAAAACCCACAATATTGACCCACTGGATATTGATGGAGATGTTGAAGAAAACAGCTACAGTCCTACTCAGTATGGCAAGTCCGAATATCAGCAAAGGATCGAGGAAGTAACTAGCCAGATCAGTTCTGATCCTGAGTACACGACAACAGTAGATGTTATTCAAAACAGATGGGACCCAGCTTCTCGAAGTGAGTTTGCGAAAAATCCTGACATGATTTCAGGACTTCACAACGACATTAAGAGTGGCTTGTACGATAAAGTTTTACCAGTAGCCGCCAAACTGAAAACGCTAGATGGAAATACCAAATCAGACATTGAATACTACATGCTTGCAGGTGAGCAAGTTAGCCAGGCAGAAAACGAAGCAAAAAATTCTGTCAATAACGCTAATAAGCAAACACAAGAAATGGTAGACAATTCTGTTCAGGCATCATCAGAAGCTCAAAGAAAACGTGCAGCTGCATCGACTCGGACACGCGCTGATAAAAAGGGCGTTACCGATTACCTTGAAGATGACAATGATGAGCAATTCGACGATTGGTACAAAAACCTGATGTCGAAAAACTGAGGAATTAAAAGATGGCTGATAATGTTTATGGTGGTCCTTCCGGTGCTAGTACGCACGGACAGAACACAATTGTTCACTACTACGACAAAGCTGGTGTAAAAGCCGCTAACGCACAAGCTGTGTACGCACAATTTGCTGATCGACGTTCTATGCCTCTTAAACGTGGTATGACGTACAAGGTCTCAAAATGGCTGCATATCTATGATCGTGAAGTCACTGATGGTGATTTTGCTACTAAAGGCTACCTGACTGCCCGTAACATCGCTGATGTTTCTGAAGGTCTGAATGCCACTGACGGTAGCGGTGCATCGTTGACTGAAGGTTCTGGTGCAACGAACAAGCGTTCAATCAAGAAAGTTACGATTGATACTACCTTTTCTCGCTACGGTGAAATGATCGATTACACCGACGAAGTTGAAATGTTTTCTGAAGATATGGTTCAGGTTCATTACCGTGAAGAACTCGGCAAATTGGCTAATCAGCGTTCTGAAGACCTGGTTCAGCTCGACATGCTGTCTACTACCACTGTGATGTACGCTGGTGCGGGTACTTCTTTGTCTACTGTTGGTGACGAAATCACTGCAGTTGATGATTCTGAAGATTCCTTTGCACAGATCAATTACGACCTCATCCGTAAAGGTGTTCGTAAGCTAGTTCGTAACCGTGCTGAAAAAAACACAAGCATTGTTACCGGTTCCACAAAAATCGACACTCGTTCTGTCAACAAAGCGTTCTACGCTATTGTCGGTCCTGAAGTGAAGTTTGATCTGGAAAACGTTGTTCGTGGCAGTGTAGCTGAAAACGGTAATACCGAATTCGCCTACATTCCTGCTTACAAATACGCTGCTGCCACTAATCTGGCTGAAGGCGAAGTTGGTGCAATGGGTGATGTGCGGTTCATCGAATCTGAGACCGCTGTCGTCTACCGTGGTACAGGTGCTGAAGTACCGACAGGTTACGCAGGTAGCTTGTCTACTACCACACTAGATGCAGGCTCATCAGCTGCAATGAACACCTTTACAGGAACTACGGATTACAACGCTGCGGAAGTTCGCTTTGACGTATTCCCGATCCTTTTCCCAACAAAAGGTGCTTTTGCAACCGTAGGTCTGAAAGGTCACGGCAAGATTAAGTTCAACTCTCAGGCACCATCGAAGATTGAGCTTAGCAACCCGTTCGGCACCACCGGCTTCTTCAGCTACAACATGTGGTATGCAGGTATCATTCTGCGTGAAGAACGTCTTATGAAGATGATGGTAGCTGCTTCTCAGTAAATGAGGAGTAGTCTGCTAGAGCAGTGATGGGCACCCCTACGGGGGTGTCTATTTAACCGTTAAACAACCTATCAGGATTTAATATGTCTGACCGCGAAGATCTGATGAAGCAAGCCGAAAAACTCGGTTTGGATTTCCCAAAAAACATCCCAAGTGAAAAGTTGTCACGTATGGTAGATGACGCTCTGGAAAACAAAGAAGAATCTACTGAAGAGACAAACACAGAAGAATACGAACTTACAGCTGAAGAACTTGAAGCTGAAGCAGCAGAAGAAGCAGCTTTAGAGAAAGCGGCTAAAGAAGAAGCTGCTGCACAAGTAGAGCTTCAAAAAGCTATGCAAAAAACTGAAGAAGAAAATGCTGGACGTAAACCGTCCAAAAAAATTATGTTACGACGAAAAATTGCAGAAGCTCGCAAAAAAGCTTTCAAAACACACATTGTCACTTTGACCAACAAAGACAGTCGTGAAAACGATGTAATGACAACTGTTAACTTGAGTTTTGAAAATCAATATTTTGGTCTATCAAAAATTGTTCCTCTCGACGTACCTGTTGAGTTGGAAAAAGCTTTGATCGATATTGCTGAAAGCACTCGGATTACTTTGCACAAAGATGAAATCGTTGCTGGAAAGCGTACTGGTAATAAGGTTCCTGTATCCGTGAAGAAGTTTGCGATAAGCTACTCACGTCAACAAACTGAAGAGTAATCGCCTGTGTATCTATTAGGGAAAGCTACGACGATTGAATGGGAAATACTGGCGACAGTATCCCCCCCAACTCTTGGGGAGCTTGATCTTCTAATCATCGACCCTAATGGAAACACGTCTTACA